GAACCGTAAGCTGGACAAGGCTGTTTCCAAGGGTGTTCTGCACAAGAAGACCGCTGCAAACAAGAAGTCCGGTCTTGCTACGCTGGTAAACAAGGCTTTCTAATGTGAGAGCGCACACTTAACCAGTGTGCAAACTATATGAACCCCCGTATTTCCCCTAGTTAAGTAGGGGAAGTGCGGGGGTTCTTCTTTTTTATCCAGGGTCTAATATGGGTTTATTTTTGGGGTTTACTGGTTTCAAAGTGGCGAGTAAATAGCGACCAAATTACACCCCCGCCAGACCCTCCAACACGTCAGCAAAGACCGCCTGCCGGTCACGCGCCACATACGCCGCCAGAGTCTGTGCCTCCGAGGCGTGACCAAGCTGCGCAGACGCCTCAGCCAGTCCGAGACGCTCATCGAGGAAGGTCGCTGTGGTCTTGCGGAGCACGTGCCAGGTCACCCACTCTAGTTCAGAGCCAGCCAGCGCCCGCTGGAGGTAGTTTCTCGCTGAATTGTAGGCGAGTGGTGCCCCGCCTTGCTCGAACACGTGCACGGCGCCGTCACGGGCTTCTGAGTGCCGCCTGCGGAGTACATCGAGCACGAAGGATGGCACCTGTAGTGTGCGGGGTTCGTGCGTCTTTGTGTCAGCCTGCCATCCGCCCTTCTGAATGAGTGTGCCGGCTACCGTGACCGTCCCAGCGTCCAGGTCTACATCCTCCCAGCGCAAGCCCGCGCCTTCACCCCACCGGCACCCGGTGCCGAGCAGGATGTCGACCAGATCGGGCAGGTACCCCGAGTAGGTGCGGGTTGTGGGCAGGGCGGCGACCAGTCTGCGCAGCTGGCCGACCTGGTCGAGGGTGAGGGCGCGGACTTCCTTCCGTTTGCCCTTGACGGTGCGGGTCGCCAGGATAGGGTTATGGGAGAGCGCCCCGAGGCGCGTTGCCTCGTCCAGGCACATCTTCAAAACCAAACGCTGATTGTACCGTGCGGTGGGGGCTTTGATGGTGGCGAGGTAGGCGTCTAGTGTGCCGGCGGTCAGCTCCCTCAGCTGCAGGGAACCTAACGCGGTTGAGGCTTGTCCCGCCCACAGGCTGTAATTACGTGTCGTGTTGGTGGCGAGCCCGTCGAGCCCGTCGAGCCAGCGGTCGAGCGCGGTCTTGAGGGTGGTGGAGCCGCTGAGGGCGGCACCTGCGGCGGGGAGTGCTGCCAGTTTTGTTTTGAGTTTGTGTTCGGCTGCGGCTTTAGTGGGTGCCTGGGCGGTGATGTTGCGGCGCACGCCTCGGGCGTCCCTGTAGTTGGTTCGGGCACGCCACACCTTCGGGCGGATGCGAGTCAGGTTGATAACCCCGTGGGAGCCGATGGGGAGCGGGTCGCGAACCACGTTATGTCCTTCCTTGTTGCACAGGCGCGTTTTCGCACCTATACTCGTGCCCGCACCAGATGGTGTGGAACCACGTTTTTTTCCTTACACGTGAACATGCGATGCGGAGAGCGGCAATCTTGCCTCAGAGTAACGGCTGAGACAAGGTTGCCGCTCTATTTTTGTGCCCTCAGCCAGGCCTCAAGGATGCGGTCGGTAACTTCGAGCTCTGCGGCGGCGGCGGAGAGCGAGTCAGGGGCGATAGCTAGAGCAACGGCGACTGCATCGGGGGTGAGGAGCCAGCCGGCGGCGATCTGGTCAGCCTTACGTTCGCGCTTGAGTGCGGCGATAGTGTCGAGGGGAGAGTGGGTGTCGCCCTGGGTGGCGTGGGCGAGTTCGTGGGCGAGGACGCAGCGTCGTTGCCGGTACAGGAGCCCTGGTGTGGTGATGATGGTGCGGGTCTGCTCGTCCCAGAGGGCGAGGGTCCCGGCGGGTGGTTGGGCGTCGATGATGCGGATGCCCAGCTCAGCGGCGTGGGCATCTGGACTATATGGGGTTGAGTGATTCATGAGGAGTTGGTGAATAGGGGAGTGGTTGGGATTGGGCTAGGCGCTGGCGGGGTCTTCGGTGATGATGTCGTCGGCAGGATGCGCGGCGAGCGTGTAGCCTGCCTTGGTTGCCGCTTCGGCACGCGCCAAAATCTGCGCAGCCAACTGAGCATCAGTAAGGGGAGTCGCCATCTGTTCTCGCAGTGCATTGTCTGCGGCAGAAATAATGACCGTCATGTCCACATTGAGCGCGGCGCAGATGGTCTTGAGATCACGAACAGGGAGCGAGCCCTCCGACCGATATACAGAGCGGCTGAGCTTGCTCTTGGAGATACCGGTTTTGGCGGCTAGGGTAAGCAGGTCTTCACCTCGCCTTACCATCCACACTTTAACTTCGCGGTTTACAAAATCATTGAAGGCATCTGCCTGGGATTGCAGTTCTTTAATGTCTGTCATGGGAACAGTCTACAAGATTTCTAAAAAAAATTCCTGTTTCAGGTTGCATATTCCAAAAAATAGGAATATGATAGTTGCATACCAACGAAAGGAGGCACTGGGATGCAGAAGGAAACCTTCAGCGAAAACATGCGAATGGCATTAGCAATGAAGGCCAAGACGCAGCACAGTCTAGCCGCAGCATCGGGGCTTCACCCCAGTCGCATTAGCGCAATCGCCACAGGTAAGGCAGACCCCCGCATCACTGAAGCATGGAAGATTGCGGAGGCCCTACAGATACCTGTCACATGGCTTTTTGAAGACCATTCCGCAAGCATGGGCGCTGCTGTCTAATTTTTCATCTATCATTCCTAAATTTAGGAGTTATTCCTAGAAAAGGATGCAAAATGCTAACCATTCCATGCGAGGGACTGACCATCTGGTCACCCGACGAACTCGCCGAAGCACTCGGCGTTTCCGCTGCAACCCTCGCCGACTGGCGAACGGCACGCACCGGGCCAGAGTTCATCCGAACCAGCACCGGGCAGCGCGGAGGCCGCGTCTACTACACCAGCCAAGCCGTCACCGCTTGGCTCACCCAGCTACCCGTCACTCACACCGCTAATTGAGGAAACACCAATGAACGAGAAACACCTAACCCCCGCCGAAGCGCTCGCCACAGAGCATGCCCGAACCATCTGGTGGGCACGGCGCCTCACCGTCCCCGGCAATATGACACCCGCGCTCCAGTGCGGGGCATGCCAGGAGGTCTACGCAGAGCTGAACCCCAGCAACCTCGCCAGCACCATGGGAACCGCCGCAGCAGACCACATCAAAGAGGCACACCCCGACTTCTGGACGGAGCTCATTGCTCACGCGAATAAGTGCCTGGAGACAGCCCGCATCTGCTGGGACCGCAGGAACATCATCCGACCTGACCTGCGACCCACACTGCACGAAAACGAGCTGTTCAAGAACCACACGAACATCCACGTCCCATGCCCGATTGACTGCGGCGTGACACTGCATACCGCGCTAACCGCCGACCAGATCCAGGACGAAGCTACGCTCCAGCTCTCAGATGAAGCGGCAGAGCGCTGCATCACCCGCCTCGCAGAGCACCTGATGCGGCACCGCCGCAGCCAAATCGCACAGCTCCTCTAACCATCCAGTAAAGGACACACCATGACCACCAAGCGCAACCGCGCAGCAGGCCGCCAGCACCGCCACACTGCCATCCAGACAATCATCGACAACCACGAAACCCTCACCACTGACCTTGCAGAGCTTGAAGGCACTGTCACTCAGCGTATGAAGGACATGCGAGGCAATATCGGCTACAGCATGGGACGCGTCGTCGAAACCGAACGCAAGGTAGCAGAGATTGAATCCGCGCTCGCGATCCTCAAAGAGGTCACTGAGCGACAGATTCCCATCAACGCCAATCAGGTGACCATCAACACGCTGGCTAACAACGTGCAGAAGGAACACCAAGAAGCAATCGCCCAGCTCATCACCTACACCAACAAGGTGAACGGCCGCGCTGACGCTCTCCAGCAGAAAAACACCATCCTCAACAAAGAACTCGACGAGACCAATAAGCGACTCATCCAGCTCGCATGGATCAACACCATCATCTGGTTCTGCGCAGCACTCACCATCTTCGCTCTCCTCATCGTCCCGTAAGGAAACACCAATGGAACACACTATCCGAAAGGCGAAGCTCGTCGTCTGGGCACTCGTCCTTGCGACCCTCACCATCGCCGGCATTGCGAGCGCCCAGGAGGACATCGGTATTCGCGCCGTCATTTTTGTTGTCTCGCTGATTCCTGCAGGCCCCGCCATTCTGCTGGGTTCGTGGGTAAGCGATATGAAGGCGGGCGGTACCGGTGAGCGTTAGGGCTAAGTTGCCGTCCCCCGCTGATTGGGGGGGGTCTGAGCGGTTGTACACGTTGGCTGAGGCGGCGGAGGTCTTGGGCATTAGCCAGGCGACGCTGAAGAAGCGCGTGCATGGCTGGACCATCAAGGCTGTGGCGTGGAGCGAAAAGACTAGCTACTGCTTCGCCCAGTCGTCGCTGGATAAGGCTCTGGAGCATGCGTCACAGCGGCACGCTCGCCATAGGACGTACCGCGGTTGTTTCCCGAGTGCGGAGATGCTGACCCCGCCTCGGATGAAAATCTCCACGATTGATTGGGTCCGCCCCTATGAAGGGAAGGGCAAGTAATGGATACCTGTAGCAGTTGCGGGGCGCCTGCAGAGGAACGTACTCGCGGTTGCAAAGCGTGCGCGAATCGCCACAACCGTTGGCGCCGTGCTGGGGACCCGCGCGCCATCCGTTCCCCGGGTTACGGCTTATGCGGCAGATGCGGAGGCTCACTCCTGGCACGGAACCTGACGTGTAAGACCTGCGCGCACCGCCACGACCACTGGGTCCTGGTCGGAGACTCGCGTGGTATCCCCCGGCCGCGGAAGGCCTGCAAGGGCTGCGGCGGAGACATTGACGAGTACACAGACGGATGCCCCATCTGCAAGAGGCGGAAAGCTGCTCGAGCTCGCAAGGAAGCCAAGGAACAAGACGTGCAATACTTGCCGGCTGACCCGCCTGCAGAAATCCACCCCGTCGACGAAAAAACCCTCGACAGCCCCCGAGACATCGAGAACCTCCACCACCTTCAATCCTGGCTGAGCGCCCGCCGCGCTCGCCTCACCAAGAAACACTAACCACACTAGGAGTCACCATGCGGCACATCATGCACACCGTTGAGCATGCCGCTCTTGTCCAGGCCGCCGCCTACGGCAAACACCGCACCGGCGCCCTCTGCGGCAAGACCGTCGACATTGACCTGTCCGGATACTTCATCACCTACGACCGCCAAACGCCGCAACGCACACCGGCAAAGCTACCCGGCGTCTGCGCCCCCTGCCCCGCCTGCCGATGGGAGATGGACAATGCTTGACGCAGACATCCTCGGAACCCTCGCAGAAGCCACCTGGCTCGACCAAGCCACGAACTGCCGCATGAGCGAAACCCACCGCCGAGCCCTCTACTGGATCACCCTCCACTCAGACACCAACGGGCACAGCGACCTCTCCCCCACCAACATCGCCCAACACCTGGGCATCTCCCAGCCCACCGCCAACAAACTCTGCAAAGAGCTGCGTAACGCAGGGCTGGTCACCTTCCTCAAAATCGTCCCCTCCGCATCGGAATACCGGTGCGAACTCAACATCGAAAGAATCGGAAAGCTGACATGAGCTACGGACACATCCTCGCCGCGTGGAAAGTCACCGGACTCACCCCACGGGAAAAGGTGGTGCTGCTGGCGCTCGCCGACTGCATGAACGCCACAACGGGTATGTGTTTCCCGAGCGCGCGACGGCTCAGCGAAATGACAGGCCTGCGGCCTCGGCGAGTTTGGGACGTGCTGTGGCTCCTCGAGGAGAAGGGATTGATTACACGGATTAATCGGGAATTGGATAGCGGCGGGCAAGGATCAAATCGGTACCTTCTTCATCTGTCGGAGCCTGTCCCGCCACCCACTTCACTCCCCATGACGGAGCCGGCACAGCCCTATGAAGAAATCTACACACCCCCCATGTCAAAAACGACACACCCCCATGTCAAAAACGACACAGGGTCTATGTCAAAAACGACATACCCCCTATGTCAAAAACGACATACCCCCTATGTCAAAAACGACACACTAACAATAGAAGAGAACCATAGAAGAGAACCAAGGGAAGATAACACTCATGGTCAGCTCTTCGAGCTGACCGAGACAGAGCCCACCCCTAAGCCTGCAAAACCCAAAAAGCGGCGACTCGGCGAATACACCGAAGCCTTCGAAGAGTTCTGGAATATCTACCCCTCAAACCGAGGCAAAGCCGCAGCGTTCAAAGCATGGGGAAAAGCGAAGAAGCGCGGCGCCACGGAAGAGCAACTCAAGGCAGCCGCCGCAGCCTATAGCGGATACGTCACCCGCCTCGGCCGCGCTGAGGAGCACATCAAGCACGCATCCTCCTGGCTCAACCAAGACGACTGGCTTGACGAACCCGACTCCTACCGGGCCAAACCCGCCGCCGGCAGCTTCGCCCGCCGCGCCGCAGGCACCGTCAACGCCCTCAACCCCAACACCCCACCCCCAACCCAGATACCCGCCACCAACTACTACGCCCTCACCTAAAGGAGCACCCCCCATGACACTCGACGAGTTCCGCCAATTCTGGCTCCTACTCATCGCCACCGATACCCGCATCGAGTCCCTCGACCCCATGCAGGAAGCCGCCGCAGGTATCTTCGTCGGAGAAATCCCCGCGGAGCGTAGCACCGACCTCATCAAGGAGCTCTACGCCGTCACCCTTTACGGGCCTCCGCAAATCCCCGACATTGCCAAAGCTTGGGAGCGCCTCAAGGAAAAGGATGCCGCGCTCGCCCACAAGAAGCGCACCCTCACCCGCCTCATGGCACTCATCAACGAAGAGAAAGAAGACGTCTACTCAGAGACCGACTGGGTCAACATCACCGCCCTCATCAACCGCTACAACCGAGTCCTCGGAAGCCTCGAGCCCCAACACCGAGGAACCGCCCAGCCCCTACCCCCATACCCCCGCCCGCAGCTGAAGGCACTCACCAACGCCAACGCCGCACACAACGTCCACGCAATCGCAAACACCATCGGAAAGGACCTCACCCATGTCTAACGAACTGACCATCGTCGGCACCGTCTGCAACTTCTCCGTCGCAGACAACCGCGTCCGCAAAGAACAGGACGGCACCTACACGACCCTCAGCACCACCTGGCGCCGCGTCGCCGCCTACAAGAACGCTGAAGCTGTAGCCGAAGCCCTCACCAAGGGAGCACGAGTCATCATCCGAGGAATCGAAGAAATGCGAACCTACACCCGAGCAGACGGCACCCCCGGCCACCAGCTCAGCTTTATCGCCTCCGTCGTCGGCATCATCCCCACCACCCCCAAACCCATAGGCTCCCCCGCCGGCCGCCCGGCACCGCGCCCCGCAGTACCCACCCAGTACCCGCCCCACGGATACCAGGCACAGCCCACCAACGGATACCAGCAACACCCCGCCCCCCCAGGCACCGGCGGCACAGCCCGCCCCGCGCTCGCCGCAGGGATACCAGCAAGCACCGGCATACCCCACCCCGTACACCACCGACCAGCCCCCGTTCTAAAACCCCAACACTTTAGGAGTCACCATGACCAGCGGATTCCACCTCGCAGCCACACAAATCTGCAACGCCCTGCGCATATCCCACATCAATTTCGAGAACCTCACCCAGCCAACGGAGATGTTTTGCAAAGACTGCCAGAAAAACTACATGCGCATCACCAGCGGAACCACTCCAGGAGATGTCCGCGTCGCCACGCTCGAACACTACCAGCAGGAGCACACCACAATGTGGCGCACCCTCGTAGATGCAGGCGATGCATGCCTCGAAGCCGCAACCGCCGCATGGAACGCAGGCGAGGACTTCCTCAGCGTTGAAAACCTCTTCGACTGCTCCGACAACCTCCGGAACCTCTTCATCGTCTGCCCCGTCGAAGAGTGCTGCAAATGGTTCAACCACAAAATCCCGCCCCACGCACAGCTCGGCGACGGCCCACTCGACATCAGCCACGAGCTGCAGCACTACTTCGTCAGCATGCTCGCCAAACACTACATGGCAACCCACAGCCTCCGCGACCTGCCCATCCCCACCACCCACTAAGGAGCACCCCATGACCACCACCCCCAACCCCATCAGCTACAACGACATCAAGCGCCTCGCAGGAGACGTCACCCCCGAGCCAACCCCCAAACCCAAAAATACCCCCACCCTCAACCAGCGGCTCACCACCCTCGAAACCGCCTACGACACTTCAACCGAAGCAACCGCCAACCGCCTCAAAGAACACACCGAAACTCTCAAGGAAGCCAACCGCCGCGCCAACTGGCAGGACCAACGCATCGCCGATCTCAGCGACAAGCTCCGCACCACCCAGATCTGTCTCACCCTCGTCTTTGCCGGCATCATCATCCTCGCCACCGTCATCAGCAGCTTCTTCCGCTAAGGACAAACCAATGACCAAACACCCAGAGCCACTCATCTTCTTCGTAAGAGGAACCCCAATCCCCCAAGGCTCCAAAACAGCAATCAGACACGGCCGCCGCGCCAGACTCATCGAAGCCAACAAGAGACTCAAACCCTGGCGCAACACCCTGCAAACCGCGCTCGCCGCCAAAGCTGAAGGCCGCCGCGTCCCCGGCCCCTTCACCATCTACCTCGACTTCAGATTCACCCCACCCCAACGCCCCCGATACCGAGACCCCAACGGCGCAGGTATCCACGCCGTCAAACCCGACGTCGACAAACTCACACGAGCCGTACTCGACTCCCTCACCGCCGCCGACATCATCGACGACGACGCACGATGCGTCGCCCTCACCGCCACCAAGAACTACACCGACAAGTTCCACCCCACCCCTGGCGTGTGCATCATCATCGAGCCCAACACCCACTAAGGAGAAACACCATGAACACCAACACTTACCTCCCCGGCACTACCACCCACAACGGCTACACCATCCGCTTCGCCGTCCAGCACGACGCACTCCACAACCCAACCCGCGTCTGGTGGTGCATCCTCGACATCGCCCGCGCCGCCGGCTACCGAGGCAACTCCCTCCAATCCCAAATCCCCGACAACAACCGAATCGAATACGCAGCAGACGGCAAAAGCAAACTCCTCTACGCGCCCGCCAACGCACTAACCCGACGGATCAAGTACGCACGCCTCAAGCACAACAAAACCGAACGCCTCGCCACCGCCGCCTGGATCAAGGAACACGAACACGAACTCCTCACCGGCCCCGTCCCCACCACCTACCAGCCACGCCCTGCCGCAGCACCCGCGCTCGCCGCTTCTGCAAACACCGTCCCCGGCATCGACGACCTCCTCACCCATCAACCCCACAACACCCCCACCCGAAAGGACATCAACACCAACCTCGCAGACCAAGCCCGCTACGTCACCTCACACGTACACACCCTCTGCGAAGGCATCATCGCAAACCCCGCAGCCGACGAAAACACCGTCAAACACGCACTCGACCTCGAACGCCTCGCACGATACCTCGAATGGAAAACCGAAACCCTCACCAAGGAAGGAACCAACCAATGCTAGAACGCATCGCCATCTACCGCACCGACGCCACCACCCACCCCATCATGTGCGCCACCATCAACTACGACCCCAAAACCCCAGGAGACCGCCGCCACGAAATCAACCGGCTACTCCACGCACTCCTCCCCACCAGCTGGGAACACTACACCCTCCACTACAAGTCCAGCGAGCTAACCACCACTCACCCCGACCTCCCCAACTACACCTACAAACCCATCAAAAACTAACACCCCACACACCACGGCGCCCCCCCCCCCCCCCCCGCCCGCCCCCCCCCCACCCCCCCCCCCCCCC